CCATCAATTCGCAAAGATGATTTCAATGTTTCTAAATCAGCTGCCACTTAAATCACATCCTTACTTGGCCGCCCAGATTGTCACTGTACTGTGTATTTATTGGCGACATAGTTGGCTAATTACTTTCCGTCAGTCGTTGTAGCAGCGCCCGCCGCAAAGTTGGCCGTTTGGTCAGCAATTTTACTGAACGAACCTGCAACAAAGGCTTCCGTATCAGCGGCTTCAACATCAAAGCGATCAATTACGCGAATCTTGGTTTGGTCTTTTTCGAAGGCACCGCCGCCAATATTGGTAGTCAATAAGGAAGTACTTTCTCGGTCAAACAAAGTTACTGCTTGCGACAAATCACCATAGTAAAGTGGATAAGCTGGTGCTGACGTAGTCCCCACATTAGGCAGCCACTTGTCAGCTACCTCCACAATCCGCTTACCACGAATTAAATACCGATCAGGTTGTGTTGGATCGGGTTGCAATAGGTAACGCCCCATAGCATCCTTAACCTCGGAAAGCGTATTGAAACCCGACGTATTTGTCATTAAGAATGACGTAGACTTGATGGCAGGATCAACGGCAGTATTAATCATCGTAATAATGTCATCAAATTTGGACAAGTTGGGCTTTTTAGGCACGTTGTTCATCGCCGCAATGATTTTAGCATTGCGAGTAACAACAACCTTCTTAGCAATCCATTGAGACAGCCAAGCCAAAATGTTGTCAGCGGTATCCTTTAGTAACGAATTAGTGGCAGTGGTAATACCAGCATATCGATGGATCGTGTATGTGATAATGGATAGCTTAGGATCATCATTATCACCAATGGCAGCCGTTTCATCATCTAAATCATCTAAGGCTGTCACGTCAGCCCACTTTTCGTAAATTCGTGACCCATTTTGAGTTGTAACAGCTTCCCGATTAACATACTGTTGTAATGAATCGTATTGGCGAACCAGCGTATTAATTGCCGTTTGAATATCTTGAGGAATAGTTAAGCCGATCGCATTGCCATCTTCGTCGGTAGAAGAAGTTACAAGGTTCATAACTTTAGGATCACCCTTAATCATGCCTTTGAAATTCTTGATAAACGTAGCTTTGATGTCTTTTTCATTATCATCAAGTGGATTTACATCGTCTTTGTTCATATTGGCAATTTCTTGAGCCTTACGTTCTTCTTCCAATTGCTCATGCAAAGCATCACGCCGGGCAACCGCATTGTCGCGATCTTGTTTCATTGCTTTAAATTTTTCTTGATCAAAGCTGTCGTCAAGAACAGCTGCGTTTAACTTATCGTTCAAGTCTGATACCTTTTGCCCTTGGGCAATCCAAGCATCATTCATTGTATTGATATTAGCCATTAGTTGGCCTCCTTTTAATTTTTACCAAATAAAATAGCCAATTTGCTGTTTCGTAATTCAGCAGATTGACTATTAGTAGTATTTTCTTCTTTAGACGGCTTAGTTTTATCCTTGTCAGCCTTGTAAATGAGATTCAGCAACTTGTTAACTGCAGATTTAGGCGGAATGTGTGAAATAGCGTTCACCGGTTGCAATTGTTGATCATTAGCAAACATAATTTCATCAGCGAAACCTTTATCAACGGCATCACTAGCGGTTAACCATGTTTCATTTGCCATTAGCTGTAGCAAGTCAGCTTGCTCCATGCCAGTTTTAGCTTCATAAGCACTGGCAATTGATTGATCAATGCCATTTAAAATACTGGCTTCATGCTCCAGATCGTCAGCATTACCAGCTGGTTGTGACCAAGCCTTATGGATCATAATCTGAGCAGTTGGTGAAATGTTGATATGATCGCCAGCCATAGCAACCACGCTTGCCGCACTAGCTGCTAAGCCTTGAATATTAACTGTTACATTGCCAGCATAATTCTTCAGCATAGTGTAAATCTCACTGGCCGCAAAAACGTCACCACCATTGGAAGCAATGTCGACTTCAAGTGCTTCATCATCACTGTCGTCATCGTCAGTGTTGCCACTGTCATCATTTAAAATGTCAGCAACACCTGAAGGTGATACTGCTGGCATTCCAAAGAACTGATAGAAACCGGCTGTTTGATCATCAACAATATCGCCTTTAATCATCACTTTCTTTGTCATCATTATCACCTCCTTTTCCTGATTGAATCACAACTTGTTGTGTCGTTGGATTCTTAGCATCAGGCATTTCATCTGGAAAATAACCAGTCTGCTGTAGTAACCAAGTTGCTTGATTATTAGCAATTGTGCCATTTTTAGCTAGCCCTGATAGGGTAGCTGCAAATGAGTCTCCCAATGGGTCTACAGCAGTCCGTATATTGGCTGTAATCTTAGCATTAAGCTTATTATCCAGTTCAGCTAAAATCGCTTGTAAATAGCGATTAAGGGCATTGGTGTACATGCCTTTAATTTGGTCAATATTACTTTGTTGGTCACCTTGACCATTCAAATAGCTATCAGGAATGCCGAAAACTTTAGCAATTTGCTTACTCGTCCAATCTGTTTGGCTTAACAGCTTAGTAACATCGGCTTTCATTTCTAGTGGCTTGTAATCTTCAAGTTGATCAATAACTACCGGGCCGCCGTTTGACTTGTTCACCTGTTTCATGAAGTTACGTGAACGGCTGGCCTTCATCTTCTCACTTAGCAGCCCACCGTGCTGAATAGATAGGACGCCAGGAGCGCTAATTGAACGTGCTAGTGCAGCTAACGTTAAACTGTTAGATGAATTCTTAACTTGTAACTCATTCGACAATGCTTTTAAAGGACTGTTACCCGTCATGCCACCATCAGTACTGGCCCATCGGATATGAATCATGTCAGACTGTGGTACATATTGCAAAATACCCAAGTTAGGCTCATCAAAAGTAACCGTATATGTTAAGCCACTGCCATCATCTAATAAGTAAGTTTGCACTTGGCTTGGCCGCAAATATTCCCAGCGCAAATCTAAACCGTTAGGATTACGCCATCGATATGCAAAACATTCACCACCCAATAACAATTGTGAATACATAGACTGCCAAAACGTGTGCCCATTAGCTGTCGTGCTAGGATTGTTTAGAATTCCTTGCGCTCGTGGCATATTGGCCATTAATTGTACCGTGGCTAAGTCTCCAGATATTTGATTAACCGCTGAATAAATATCTGAATTTTCCAAAGCATCTTTGGCACTAACATACTCATTATTGCCAGTTGGTGACAAAAAATTAACGATATTATCGTCTTCTACTGGCACGCTTTGAATACTAACTGAATTATTTATTGCCGTTGGTGGTTCAAAAAAAGGCATTGTTAATCACCTCCTTTTTGGCCAGCTGTTACGACTTCCGAAAGCCAGCCAACTAAAAACAAAGCTACAGCAATTGCTAAAGCGCCCTGTGCCTGCCCAAATAAAAAGGCTGCATATACCCCAGCAATCATACCTAGAATGAAACACAGTACATCAAAATAATGCCAGATAGTTGCAAAAAATTGTTTAAAAATCATCAATATCATCTCCTAGCAATCCTGACTCCGGGTTATTAAACCATTCAAGAACTTGTTTTTCGTTCATACGTTCGACCTGTTTATCAGGATTGTTTACGTCTGAAAAGTCTTCAAAGTGATACATGGCTTGGAATAAGGCATCAATTAACGCATCTACCACATCAATCTTCAATGTGGCCTTAGCTTTATCGACTTGAATACCAATTTTGTCTTCATAAATTTCAGCATTTAGTAATGCCTTTTCCATAATTCGATCATCCAAGCGGTCTACCGAGCCTTCAACAAACATCGTCTGCAAAAACTTAGTTGGATCCTTCAATTCACTAGTCCGCTGCCGAATGGCTTGCAATGGCCACCCTGAATTCAAATCTAGCTGCTTGATTGTAGGCGTTAGCCCCCACGCGTCATAACCAAAGAAAACAACTTCCAGTCTATGCCGCTCAACAAAGTTAAGTAACCACTGATAAACTTGCTCGTCATTGATTAGTCCTTGAGGATGGCTACTAATTGTGCAAAATCCCTTTTGAGCTAAGTTCCGATAATTAATACCGTCTTGCTTTTCTTTAGCTTCAATCGAACCAGCTTTCTGCCAGGGAATAAAGCTATGCTGATAAATAAACCATCGTGGTTTGTCATTATTATCACGATAAGGAAATACAAACGCTAGCGCCGTGTTATCACTAAACATCGAGTAGTCAAAGCCAATATAGACTTGCCGGTCATCAAAACTAAATGATGATATAATAGCTCGCTCAACGTCAGGCAGTTTCAAGAAGCTATCGGCCGATTGCTCTAGCCACAAGTTGAGGTTTTTATTTTGGAAATCGTTGAGTGTGCCCGACAAAGCGTCAGAATCGCGCTTATCTGTCAAGCCGTTCAGCAACACTTCTCGTTGGCTCGGTAAATCTAGTAAGGGATTACTTTTAACCCACATATCGGGCTTATAAGTTTCGTCCAGATTGTCCTGCGACCAAATAAGCCCCAAATATGTATCAGCATCGCGCAAATAATCTTGTTCCATGGCTTGCTGAATCATACGCTCATCATCGTGAAACGGAACAGTGGGATCAGGATATGCCGTTGAAATTTGAATAAATTGCCGATTAGGTACTTTAACTTGCCCTGACACAATCTTAGAAACCTTTTGTCGTGTCTTAATTTCACCAATTTCATCAAATATAGCAGTTGTGAAATGAAAGCTATCGTACTGACCAGCTTCGTGACTGATTGCTCGCAGTTTATTGTTATTACTACTCATCACAACTTGATCCGCTTGTGAAGACAATGTCCGAGTATCTAGCCCACTATCAGCTATCAATGACTTAAATGGCTCAATAGTTGCAATCTTAGCAAGCATTGACTTAATGTAGCCCAGAATCTTGCTCGTTTGTTTGTAATTAATGGATGAAACTAAATAGTCTTGGTTAGATAGTCCCAATGACTCAATTAAATAACTATAGGCAGTAATAATCGCCATAAGATAAGTTTTGCCTTGGCCCCGCGCAACGGAAACAATTGCTCGTGAAAAGCGCTTGCCACCGTCATCATTACGCCAACCAATCAGCATTGCCATAATAAACTCTTGCCATGGCATTAGTTTTGTGGGTTCACCAGTATCAACATTCGGACAAATTGCCGCAAACTTCAAAACCTGTGAAACTTTCTTAGTTGAATAATGAAAGGAAAAGTCAACACTTCCCTGGCGCTGTAAATCACGCAAATGCCGTAGTGCAGCTAGCTTAATCAAATAACCGGTAACAACATCGCCATCTAAAACTGAGAAAGCGTATTTGGTACCAGCATCGTTATAACGCGTTTTAATGGATTGCCAATCGATTGATTGGTAAACGCCCAAGACATCGTGTGTTTGTGTTAGATCAACTTTCATAATTACCGCCTATCCTAAAAACTCTTTCATTCGATCAGCGACGCTACGTTTGTCTTTATGATCATCTAAATTCAGCTTTAACAAATCACTACGCGATTTTGGCGACAAGCCTAGTTCAGCGCCTAGTTTAGTCAGATTTTTAACCGCTGAATCGTAAATTTGTGTCATGGGATTACGCTTGTAACCCACGAAGTCTCGACCAATTTTTTTACCGGTCTGATCTTGTAACGTTTTATAGATTGCTTGGACTTCACCGTTTTCCTGGATATGTTTATATGCATTGCGATAAATCTCATATTGGGAAGCATATTGCTCTACAAGCCCGCTATCAATGCGTTTAACCGGGGTACTGTCTTCTAAAAAAGGCACTAATCGACGCCAAACGACCTTAGCTTGCCGGCCCAAGTAAGCTGGCGGTGTACGCGTTAATTGCCCGTCGTTGACGTCTTTATCCGACTTTTTCATCACTAATCTCTCCTTTCATTATTTGGTGCCCCCCCTACCTAAAAAATTTCAAAAATTGTTTCTATCACAAAATAACGGCAATGTGTGTGCTCTTCCTGGGACGTGTTAGGGGGCGGGGGGTTGTTTAGAAAATTTAAAAACACAATTTCATCTGCTCGTTTTAGAAAATTATTTTCTTATACCGTTTCAAATGAAAAGCTAAGATTGTTTCCCCTAAAAGAATAACTTATGCTTCCGTCCTTCAAGCCTTTTGCTACCTTGTCTCTACCGATGTGCAGTATTGAAGCTGCAGCATCTTTCGAATAGAACATGCTAGCTTCGTGAGTGACATTATTAATTACTCTAAACAAAGTTCCTTTAGTATGTGACATTTTTGCATTGTGATCCCCGTAATTAACATTATATTTCCTTGAACACCATTCAAGATTAGAAACGTTGTTGTTGGATTTGTTTTCATCTTTGTGGTTTATTTCATTTAGCTTGCTGTAGTTTTTAATAAACGCTTTGGCAACTAGTCGATGTATATAATGGCGTTTTTTAATGCCTCCATTGGAAAGCTGAACAGTATAGTATCCACATCCATTATTGGTTGGCGATAAAACTCTTCCCAACGTTATTCTTCCAAGCTTGTCAAATCTATCTAAGCTTCTAACTCTTCCGTAAGAACTAACTTCATATAATCCCTCGTATCCGTCTATGCTTTTCCATCGTTCCATAATCAATTCCCCCTCATAATCAAAGCAAGTTCATTGATGTCGTCTATCGGCTTCGCGCCTGTAATAGTATTTCCCTGTCCACATCCATAATACTTCTGTTCAAACTCAGTCTTCTTGTAATGACACTCTCTACATATCACAGCAAGGTTATTTATATTATCTTTATCATCAGGAAAAGCTTCTACAGGTCTTACGTGATCAACAGTCTTAGCGGGTGTGATAGCGCCTTGCACTTTACAGTAAGCACATAAGTAATGGTCACGCTCTAGGACTCGTTGCCTTAGATGTGACCATTGCCTTGTCCGATAGAAGTTGTATTGTTGGCGCTTATCATCATTGCGATAACGTGTAACCGTATTGTACTTGTGCGTGTATTGCTTATCGTTACCACGTGCCCAACGTTGCCGACTAGCTAAGTACTCAGCTTCATGTTCATAGTGTTGCTGACAATAGTGGTCAGGAAATTCAACCATTGCATGGCAGTTAGGATAACGGCATCTTCTTGTCCTTGGCATGTTGCTTCCTCCGTTTCTTTTCCAAACTAAAAGCGCCATGCTGTTTAGCACGACGCTTTTTATCCTTATACCATCTATCTAGCCGAGCATCAGCTTGAACCCACTCTGGTGGCTCGTAGCCATATTTACTGTGAACCATTTTGGGCATTACAAACATCCCCACCTTACTTTCTGGTTAATTTTATGTATTAAAAACTCCCGCCAATAAGCGAGAGTCAGTTTTAAAAAAAACTAATATCCAACATTTCGTTGTGATTCTATACCGTCCAACAAGCATTGTGAATTTTCCCATCTCTAATAAAAAAGCCAATACTACCTATATATCACGATTTTAGTCATTGGTTATTATTTGACTCTTTGCAGATACGATCCGCTTCATCCTCACTAGCCCTCTTAGCTTTCTTCTGAGTATCATGGATAGTATCCGAAACAAGTCCAAATATATTCAAAGCAGCAACAAGTACCAGTATTAATGTCAAACCTTTAAAATACTGAATACTCGCTTTATTAATAAAAACATTAAACCGAAAAATCATTGAGCTAATTGATATGGCAACCAACACTAACCACAGAAAAGACGTCCAAACATACGGCACAAAAATTTCTTTAAAGGTGTTTTTTAAATTTTCATGTGTTCTTGAGACAAGATAAATATGTCCAAGTTCTGGAATATCGAACACATTTCGTACTGCAACAAATAATGCAAAGGTAAACGACAACCCAGTAACAGAAACACTTAACAAACTGGATACCTTATAATCAACACTAATTACTTTAGGAAAACATAAAAACAAGAATGAAAAAATCAAAGTTATAATTACCCCAATTAACGAATACATATTAAACACAGTAGTTTTGTGGTTTTTCCAAGTGCTATTTACTAAATATCTTATCTTTGACATGCTATTATCACCTAATTATGAAAACTCTTTTTAACAATCATTGGTATATACTTCATTATGCTAGTTTTACCATGCATAATCGACTTTAGATAACCATGTTTTGCGTCCGGTTCTAGCTTCTTCGCAAGTTCCGCAGTATCAATTTTTTCACCCTTTGGCGCCTTATAAATTTCTTTAACATTCGCTGCATTTACCTTTATTCGACTAGCAATATCTCTCTCTTCAACTTGTTTCGCACCATTGGGATAAACTAAGTTTACGGTCACTTGTGCATATTGTTTTGTTATCTCAACACCATCTTGAACCATGTTGACAGATACATGCCCAATATTGGTCTTCTTGGCAGCGTTAATCACCGCCTGAATCCTCTCAGACATACTGACCACCTGAGCACTGCTAACGTTTTCTGATGAAATTAAAATATACTCACTTTTTAGCTCATAAAAGAAATCCACGCCTAAAAGTATATTTTCTTTTGCTTCTATATATCTAAATATCTTTCTCGAATCAATTATTGCTTTACGACCATGACCATATTCACCATATCCCTTTAAATTACCCATAACATCATCATCAGAGATCTCATCAAATGCTGTATTAAGCACAGGATACTTTTCCAAAAGACTTATAATGCATTGCTTTGTATCAGGCTTTGTGATTGTTAAAAATTTATCTGGCCATAAAATACCGTCATTTTTCGAATAATTTTTTATTACAGCAAAATACTCCTTTTCTATTTGATTCATAGCTTGAATGAACTCTCGGTATTCGCTCGACTCAATAATTTCTTTTTTGGCGTTTGTGTTCTTCGAAACAAAATGCAAATACTCACCATGATCATATTCAACCGGATTACCGAAAATATCCATTAAATCACTTTTTATTACGTCATATTTAAGCTGCTTCCAGCCATTTGTACGGTCCTTTGTATAGCTTTTAATCACTGCTGGACCTAAGTTTAGTTTAAATACAGAATAACTTTCCAAGTTATTTACCTCCAAAACATCATTAAATAAAGTAAACACTAAAAAAAGTAATAATTCAATGAATTATTACTCATATTCAATAATGCTTGGAATGGTACCAGTGTATCAGAACATATGTTCATAATCCACTTATCACTCTCATTCAAATACTTCATATCGCCGGCAGGCCTCGAACCCGCATCTCATTGTGGCTTACCAATTAGCCCACAGCGACCACCAGTCTGTAATTTGGAGGATTACTTCATGCACGTCAATCACATTTGGCATACTACCAATTTAGCACGAT